TCGAGCCGCCGCAGTTCACGACGAGCCGGGTCAAGCGCCCCGAGCCGGACAAGGCCGCGGTGGTGGCGAAGACCCTGCTCGACGCCGGGGTGCCGCTCGTCGCCAAGGACGTGTACGAGCAGACCGGATTCAGGCAACCGCTGCCCGGCGACGACGTCATCGAACCGCGCCCCGCGCCGAGCCCGATGGCGTCGCCGTTCGGGCCGGGAGGCTTCGGACCGCCCCCGGCGGAGCAGCAGCAGACCGACGAGGGGGGCAGCAAGCCGCCGCCTCCCGCCTCCCGACCCGACGCGACCACTCCCCCCGAGGACTGACCCATGCGAGCCGACATCACCACCGCCACCGCAACCATCGCCAACGGCGCCTCGACGAGCGACGCGGTCCTCGTCAAGCACCGCGAGGTCGTGGGCATCGTGATCCCGGCGGCATGGACCGCTGCGGGCGTGTCGTTCACGGTGTCCCCCGACGGCGGGACGACGTACTACCCGGTCAAGCGGCCGGAGGTGGGGACGACCAACGCGCCGATCCCGGTGAAGAACCTCGAACTGCTCGCCGCCGACATCCCGACCGGGACGGCGACGTTCATCCCGCTGCCGTCCGCGTGGTTCCTCGGCGCGACGCACATCAAGGTGCTGTCGCAGACGACGGGGGGCGGGGTCAATCAGAGCGCGCAGAGACTCGTCACGGTCGTCATGCGGCAGGTCGCCTGACCCCCGGTGACTGTGTCGCCCCGGTGCCCGGTAGCATGAGCCACGATGTGCCCCCTCGTCCTGACCTGTCACCGCTGTCTCGCGCTCTACGAGGGTGCGGCGCAGCACGGGTTCGGGGGGGACGCGGCGTTCGTGATCCCCGGGCCGCCGTGGGACCCGCCGCAATCGCCCCGGTGCCCCCGGTGCAAGAGCGAGGCGGTCAGCGTCGACTGGAGGTCGTCCGATGAGGACGACGACGAGCGCGGACGAATTGGAAGCCCTCCTGAGTCGTGACGCGGGGGAGATCCGCGCGGTGCTGACCGCGTTGCTCGACGAGCGGGCCAAGGGGACGCCGGACGCGCGCATGGTCGAGGCGCTGGTGCACCGCCTCGGTCGGTCGATCTACGCGACGCAGATGCTGTCGGCGCTGTTCGGCGCGCGGCGAGTCGTGCTCGAACTCGACGCGATGACGGCGGCGCGCAAGGCGGCGGGCGGCGCCGCCCCGCTGACGAGCCCGCCGTCGGTGCCCCCGTCGGTGGAGGGCGTCGCGGCGGGAGGCGGTCGAGTGCCGGCGTCGCTCGGGGTGCGGGTGTCGCCGGCCGTGTCGGGTGCGACGTCGGGCGTGCTGCCGCGGGTGCCGTTCGAGGAGGCGGTGGCGTCGGTCCTGTCGAGGCACCCCGAGGTGGGCGGGGCGTACCGTGCGGCGGCGGCGCGGTACACCCCGGAGTCGGCGTTCACGATGGCGAAGGCGGTGGACGCGGAGCAGGTGGCGCGGGTGCGGGACACGATCGCTCGGTCGCTGTCGGACGGGGCGACGCTGACCGGGGCGCGGGAGGCGGTGCGCTCGCTCGGGGACTGGACGACTTCGTACGCCGAGACGGTGTACCAGAACGCGGTGGCGCGGGCGTACGCGGACGGTCGCTTGGCGCAGGCGAAGGACCCGGACGTGCGCATGGTGGCGCCGGCGGTGATGGTGCAGGGGGTCCACGATGCGAACGAGCGGCCGAACCACCATGCCTACGTCGGGCTGGTCGCGTCGCCCGACGACCCGATTTGGGCCGTGGCGAAGCCGCCGTACGGGCACCGGTGCCGCCACGGGCTGCGCTTGGTGGACCGGATCGAGGCGGAGTCGTTGGGGATCCTCGACGCGGCGGGGAACGTTCGGCGGGCGACGTTGCCGCCGGGAGCGCACCCCGATCCGGGGTGGGTGATGTAGGCGGGAGTTGACCTGTCGCCCCCGGGTGCGCATACTTGTGCGCGTCGGCACCGGGCCGACGAGGAGCGCGCCATGGGCTGCGACATTCACGCGATGATCGAGCGGCGGGCCGCGAGGCACGACGGTTGGGACGAGTGGGTGAACGCCGGGGCGCCTCGCTGCGACCGCTACCGCGACTACCTTCTGTTCGCGTGCCTCGCCGACGTTCGGAACTGCGACGACGTGGTGCCGATTCACGCCCCGCGCGGTGCCGCGCGCGACGTCAACGCGGCGTTCTCGGCGTGGCGCGGTGCGTGGGACGGGGATGCTCACCACGACTCGTGGGTCACGCTGGCCGAGGCGAAGGCGTACGTCCCGCCGAAGCCCGGCGCGGACCAGTGGGCCGAACTCGTCGAGGACATGGAGCGCGTGAAGCGTCCCGGGGACACCGACGACGACGTGCGCCTCGTGTTCTTCTTCGACAACTAGCCATGACCGAGTACCGGCGCCGCCGCCTGCTCTACCTCGTCCGGCGCGTGCTGCGCGGGTACGAGTTGGAGCCCAAGGAGCGGCGCGAGGTGGCGCGGTTGCTCAAGGAGTGGGAGGCGACGAGATGAGTGCGGACCGCCCGACGTGCGCGACGTGCCGGTGGTGGGACGATCTCAGTTGGTGGGAGGAGTACCACGGGTACTGCCGCGTCCTCCCGCCTTCTTGCGTGAAGAACCACGCGGACGAAGACCTTGGTCCGTGGCCGGTCACGCGGGCTTCCGACTGGTGCGGCGAACACGCGCCGGTCGAGGGCGCGAAGGGGGGCGACGATGGGCGGTGACCTCGTCTGGACGCGCGTGCCGCCGAGCGAGCCGGGGTGGTGGTGGATACGAGACCTAAATGGGCGCGCCATCATCGAGGTAAAGACGATGGCTCCGTCGTACAAGTTGTGCCTCGTGTCCGGCCCCGTAGCCGTGCCGGTGGACATTACGCGCGTCGTCGAGTGGTCCGGCCCGATCCCGCTGCCGAAGGAGGCGCCCCATGCCTGACCAAGCCCCCGCGCCCGAGTGGGCGGTGAGGATGGCGCTCGTCCGCAAGTGGGGCGCGCGCAAAGCGGCGTACGTCGTCGATCCCGACCACGACACGCTGGAACTTGCGTCGCTCCTCGCCTCCGTCCGCGACGCCGCGCTGTGGGAGGCGGCGGACGCGGTGGTGGACAACGTGGCGCGCTGGCTCGACGCCGAGCGCGCCATCCTCGCTCTCATCGGCACCCCGCCGAAGGAGTCCGCCGATGCCCGCTGACGCGCCCGCCCCGTCCGCCCTCGACGCGCTGCTCGCGGAGGTGGACGATCAACTTTCTATTGAGCGGTCCAGCGCGTACGGCATCTCATACGCGGAGCGACTGTCGGCCCGCTACCGACTCGGATGCGTGGACGCCCCGCGCCTCGCCGCCATCGTGCGAGTGCTGCGGGAGGCGTGCGCGTTCTACGAGATGGGGAGACGCAACGCTTTCCGCTGCGCCAACGAGAGCCTTGACCCAGAGAAGGGCACAGGCCCGTGCTGCGAGCGTGTGATCGACGCGGGAGGAATCGCACAAGCCGCCCTCGCCCGCGCAGAGGCCATCGCGAGGGGGGAGGAGTCGTGACCCCCGACTGCATCGAACTCGTCGGCGGCCCCCTCGACGGCAGGGTCGTTCCCTACCCCTTCGACGCCCTGTTCATCCCGGTCCCCATCGCCCCCGGTCGGACCTACGTCTACCGAGCCGACGGCGCCGTCGCGCGCTACGACGGGGTGCTGTAGCCTCCGCCACTTTTCGACGCGCAGTTTTGTGCGCACCCCGTAGCGTCCGGGGTCATGGCCCCCGGCTACCGCGCGACCAAGCACCCCGACGGCACTTGGACGATCCACGACGTCCCGGTCTTCGCGTCGAACCGCCTCCGCAAGATCGAGGTGACGCGGGAGTGGCAGGAGAAGGCGCTCGCCAAGGCGCAGCGGCGCCTCAACGACGTCGGGCACATCCCCCCGCTCCACGAGAACCACACCGGGACCGGGGAGACGGTCAAGGCCCTAGGGTTCTTCGTCCCCAAACGGGTCGGCACGCTCCGCACCGTCACCGAGGACGACACCGGGGCCCTCGTGACGCGCGACGAGGCGGCGACCTACGCCGACTTCGTCAAGGTCCCCGACGCCGAGTACCAGCGCATCAAGCGGGGCGAACTGCCCTACGTCTCGGTCGAGGCGGGGCTGGCCGACCACGAACTGCACAGCGCCGCCCTGCTCCCCTGCGCCCCGGCGATCAAGACGCCGCCCATCAACATTTCGCAGGAGGACGCGACGACGGCGGTCGTAGCGTACTCGGCCAGTGGTGGCGGCGTGCGAGCGACCCTGAGGTTCGCCGCCGTCATGGACGAGTCCAAGCCCGTCGCAGCGCCCGAGTCCGCCCCGCCCGAGGCCGACCCGAAGGCGCCGCCCGTCGCCGAGAAGCCCGCCGAGGGCGAGAAGAAGCCCGAGGCGGAGGCTCCCGCGGCGGAGTCGAAGCCCGAGGCCCCCGCCGGCATCGACGCGCAGCAGATGACGCTGCTCCTCGGCCGGATGGCGCAGATGGAGACGCAGATCTCGGCGTTGCTCGCGGCGGCTCAGAAGGCGCAGACGCAGGAGATCCCGGCCAACCCCGAGAAGGTCCCCGCCCCGGTGCCCTACGCAGCGGCGCCCGAGGCTAAGACAGCCACCGCCGCCACCGCAACGTTCACGATCACCGCCGAGGCGTTCGGCGCGCTGACGGCGCAGGTCGACGCGCTCAAGGCCGATGCCGCCGCCGCCAAGGTCGCTGCGGAGCGGGATGCGAAGGTCCGCGACGTCGTGCGCGGGCTGCTCGCGGACGGGTTCGCCGTGCAACCCACGGTCGAGTCCGACCTGCTCAAGATGGCGGCCGAGAAGGGCCTGCCCGCGGTCGAGGCGTACGCCGCCGGGTGGCGCACGCACGGTCGCAAGGCGCCGCCCGCGACGATCGAGGGCGCGCTCGAGACGCCGGAGGACCCGGCCATGGTCGAGGCGTTCGGTGCGATGAGCCCCGACGTCCGCGCCAAGGCCGAGGTCTACGCGAAGCACTACGAGGCGCTGAACGGGGCGTCCTCGCTGTCGAAGGTCCAGTTCGTCCGGTCGCTCTTGCGGGCTGACCGGCTCATCAAGGAGTAGTACGCCCCATGGCGCTTTCCGCAGACACCAACCGCATCACGCGCGGCGACAATGCGTGCCGACTTGGGTCCTACCCGGGCACCGCGTCCAACGTGTTCTACAAGGGCGCGTTCGTCGCGCTCGACAACTCGACGGGCCTTGTCGTCGAGCACGCCGACACCGCGAACTTCAACTGGCTCGGCATGGTCCGCGAGAAGGTCACGGCGGACGGCGCGCAGGGCGACAGCGAGGTCAAGGTCATCGAGGGCGGGTTCACGCTCGTCAAGGTGAACGTGACCGGCGTGGACAACATCAACGACGTCGGCGACCTCGTCTACGCCACCGACGACAACACGCTGACGCTGACCGCCACGAGCAACACCAAGGCGATCGGCTACGTGTCGCGCTACTACGGGTCCTCGACCCTGTGCGACGTCAAGACCTTCACCCCCGGCGAGTCGCGCGCCCTCTAGGCGCAGAACTCCGCGCATAGGAGCGCACCATGTCCGGCAACACGACCTCTTCGACCAACACCATCGTCGCGGGAATCCGCGCCGAGTTCTCCGACACCTATGCCCGTTCGTACACGGGCGTGCAGGAGCGCATGGGCGCCATCGCGGAGTTCATTCCGTCCGACAAGCGGCTGGAGAACTACGCCTTCTACGAGAGCGCCCCGCACTGGGCGATCTGGAACGACGGCGAGGAGATCCGCTCCAAGTCCTTCAAGGACGCGACGTTCTCGGTCCGCAACCGCTCGTGGGGCATCCGCACCGAGTGGAACCGCGACGACCGGCGCGACGACCTGACGAAGTCGCTGCTCCCCCGCGTCAAGGACGTCGCCATGAGCGGCCCGCTCGTCCACGAGCGCGTGCTGTTCCAGATGATGACGGGCGCGACCGACACGGACCTGCTCCCGTCGATCCCGAACGCGGCCGACGGGTCGGCGCTCTACTCCGCGTCCACGCGCTTCGGCGCCACGAGCGGCAACCTGCTCACGGGCAGCGGCGTCGCGTCGGGGCCGGCGATCGTCACGGACCTGTTCAGCGTGTTCTCGCAGTTCGCGCTGTTTCAGGACACCGAGGGCCAGCCCCTGTGGGACGCGAGCGACCTCGACAAGGGGTTCATCGTGTTCTTCAGCCCGGCGAACGAGCGCGTGTTCACCGAGGCCGTCCACCAGACGATTCAGGCCTACGCGAACTCGACGAGCAACGCGGGTGTCTCGAACGTGGTGCAGGCCGCGGCGAAGAAGATCACCCTCGTCCCCACGGCGCGCGTCACCGACAACGACTGGTACGTCTTCCTGCGCGAGCCGCGCCGCAAGCCGTTTGTCGTGCAGGAGCGCGACCCGATCACCGAGAAGATCGTGCTGTTCGACGACAGCATGGACAACGGCGTGCTCGCCACCAAGGTCGAGTTCGCCCAGTGGGATGCCCGCTTCGGCTACGGCATCGCCACCCCGTACGCGACGATCAAGGTCAACAACTAGGACCACGCGCGACAACTGACCGCGGCCCCCGGGGGAAAGGCTCCCGGGGGCGCATCCGGAGGAACCGATGCCCGCAGCCGTCACCCGCTCCGCCGCACCCGTCCCGACCACGCCCACGATCAAGAACTACCGCTGCCTCATCAAGACCAAGGTGGTGCAGCGCAAGAACTCGTCGGGCCACCCCTTCGAGGTCCACGTCCCCGCCGCGCCGTTCCACTTCAAGGCGTTCGGCGGCAAGGCGTTCGGCGTCGAGACCTACACGCGCCGCCGCAACGCCGAGGGCGACTGGGAGAGCATCCCGCAGCGTGGGTGCGTCGAGGAGTTCATCGTGGGCGGCCCCGCGTGCGAGCTGGAGCGCGTCAAGGCGTCCATCCGCCGCAAGGTCATCCGCTGGCGCAACCGCGAGGCGGGGCGGGGCGACATCCTGTCCCTGCGCGAGGTCAAGCGCAAGATGGACCCGGCGACGGGGCACCCGCTCAACGAGTGGGAAGAGGTCCCGAACCAGCACTACCTCGCGCGTCCCGGCGACGAACCGCTGTCGAACTTCGTGGCGATCGAAGAGGTGGTGCCCGGGTCCGACCACGGCCCCGAGGTCCCGCTGGAGTAGGTGAACCGTGGCTGACCCGACCTTCGCTGAGTCGCAGGCGCTGATCAAGAAGATCACGTACCTGCTCCATCTCGTGCGGGACCGGGCCGAGGTCACGTCCACGACGCTGTCCGCGCAGATCGACACGGTGCAGCAGGCGATCGAGGGGGACTTCTCGGCCGAACTGCTCGACGCGGTCGAGGCGCTGCGCAACCGGTACGCCTCGTTGATGAGCGAGGACACGGTGCGGGCGCTGCTCACTCCGCCGCTGCTCCACATCGCCAAGGTGCTCGACTGGCCCGACACGGACCCGAGCGCGATCCTGACGCGCCTGTACGAGTACATGGTGACGAACTCGCTGACGGTGAAGGGGCGCAACATCACCTTCGGCGCGGTGTCGGCCGGCGGTTCCAACGCGGGCAACGGCACCGTCAACCGACTCGTCAAGGACGAGAACAACTACCAGATCGAGGCGACCACCGTCGAGGTCAAGACCCTCGAGTGCATCTTCGACGCGACGTCCCGCACCGAGAAGGGCGAGGAAGAGTTCGAGGTGCGCGGCGAGGCGGCCAACAAGGACGGGCTCGAGACGGCGGGCAGCGGCACGCTCGCGGTGCTGCGCGCGATGTCGGCCCGTGACACCGCGGCGATCCTCCAGAACCCTTCGTTCTCGACCTACGAGGGGTCGGCCGCGACGCCGACGGCGATCAGCGGGTGGACGCCGACCGCGTCGCCCGCGGTCTACACGAACCTCGCCATCGACACGACGAACTACTACCGCCTCGTCCCGGGCGAGACGACGGGCGCGGCGCTCAAAATCTCGGCGGCGGACGGCGTCTCGCAGGCGCTGTCGGTGCGCGGGGCGAAGTTGAGCCCGAACGTCCCGTACTACCTCCAGATCGCGTACAACCGCGCGGTCGGCAGCGGGTCGGCCACGTTGCAGATCAGCCTCGGCGCGACGACCAAGTCGGTCGTGTTGGCGGCGCAGACGGGCTGGAACGTGCTGCGGCTCGACCTCGACCAAGGCCTCTGGCTGCGCCGCTTCAACGAGCAAGACCTCGACATCCGGATCGAGTTGACGTCGTACACGTCCGGCTACGTCCTCGTGGACGACGTGATCCTCGTTCCCATGCAGCAGGTGGACGGGTGCTGGTACGCCATCGTCGGTGGCGCCACCCCGTTCCTCCGCCGCGACACGTTCACGTTCACGGACTCGGGCGGGACGAGCGCCATCCAGCAGTACTGGTTCTGGCGCGGGTTCGGGCAGTACCTGCCGTTCAAGACGGACAGCACCGAGACGTGGACCGACCCGCCGTAGGCGGGGGAGTTAGACCGTGGCGACCCTTCTTACCGACGTTCAGGCGCGCTACCCGTCGCAGGTTCTCACCGAACTCACGCGACGGGGCGCGACTGATTCCACGACGGTCAACTCGACGCTGCTCCAGTACGCCTGCGACGACATCGAGTCGGGCGACTTCCCGACGTACGTCCAGACGACGTACGACGCGAGCAACCGGCAGCACGTCTCGGTGGCGTGCGAGGGGGTGCTGGCGAAGTTGAAGTTGTGGGCGCGCGACGGCTCGGACGGCGGCAAGTCGGAGTGGGACCGGTGGGTGGCCCGTGCGCAGGCGCTGGCCCGCGTGACCGGGCGCGACCGGATCCTGCCCACGACGACGAGCGAGTTGGAGCCGACGCCCGAGGTGGACGGCACCGAGGTCGTCCGCCCGATGTTCGACCAAGGCGACTTCGACGAGTACCGGCCGGGGCCGTAGGTGCCCCGTGCATTCCGTCGAGTACGACGCGCGGCTCAAGCGGTTCCTCGCGCGCCTCAGTGACGCGCAGACCCTGCTGCGTCCACTCGGGGCGCTGATCCTCGCGCGGGCGTCCAAGGCGTTCACGGACCAGCGCCGCGGGTCGCGGGAGTGGGCGCCGCGGGCCGTCCCGAACGTCATCGGGATCTTGGAGGACCTGCGCCGCGGGTCGGAGCCTCCCGCGCGGCGGTTCCAAGCGCGGCCGGCGGGCATGGACCGGGGCGACCTGTACCGGAGCATCACGACGCCGAGCGCGTCCCGCTACGTTGGCAAGGACACGATCGAAGTCGGCTCGACGCTGCCCTACGCGGCGTCAGTCCAGTTCGGCGGGGAGCGCGACGTCGAGGTGGACGCCGGGCTCAAGCAGAAGATCGCCGCCTACCTCGGCAAGCAGAGCCGCAAGACGGCGCGGCTCGAGCGCAAGGCGTTCGGGCCGATGGGCCCCGGGTCGATCGACCCCGGCGTGTACGGGGCGCAGGCGGCGCGGGAAGACGCGCTGCGCAAGGCGCTCGGATGGCTTTTGCGCCCGCAGGTCAAGGGGTTCACGGCGAAAATCCCCTCGCGCCCGTTCGTCATGGTGACGGACGAGGACTTGCAGGACTTCCGCACGATCCTGTTCCGTGAGGCGACGAGGCTCTAGATGGCGACAGCCGACCTCCACGCGGTACTGCAAGTCCCCGGGCGTCTCGTCGTCAACCCGACGAGCCTGTCGGCGGCCTACCCGTACGGCGGGACCGAACTCGGATCGGTCCACCAGATCGGCGTGCGCCGGGTGGCTGCGACCTACGACGTGACCGCGATGGAGTACGGCGGGGCGATCGTGGAGTCGATCCAAGGCGGGGAGAACTGGGCGTTGGCGGCCTACCTCCGCCAGTTCGACAACGACGCCATCGCGGCGGTGTTCCCGAACACGACGACGGGCACCTCGACCAAGCGGGTCGCGGTGTCGCACTGGATGAACGCGGCCTCCCCGGTGCGCCCGGGGTCGCTCGTCTCGTCGCGGTCGGTCAAGTTGCTGTTCGTCCCGTACGACGTGGACCGGCACCGGGCGGTCTACCTCTACCGGGCGCTGCCGCGGGTCGAGGAGACGTGGGAGATGGCGTTGGCGGTGGACACGCGCGTGGAGGTCCCGGTGGTGTTCGTGGCGATCCCCGATACGGGGGGCAAGGTGGCAACGATCGACTTCGTGCGGGAGATCACGCTATGAGGCTCGCCGCCGCCGCCGGGCTCTACGACGCGATGCCGGACGAGATGCCGCAGGAGGCTGCGGACCGCCTCGTCGCGGAGGCCGCCGACTTCCTCCGCGCCGGCGGGGTGCTGTCGCTCTCGGACTGGTGCGAGGCGTCGGTGGCGGAGCGGGTGGCGTTCGTGCGCGCCGGGCAGATCGTGTCCACGGAGCGCGCGGTGGCGGTCGGGATGGCGACGCAGGGCCCCGCGGGGCTCGCGGAGGCGGTGCGGCCGGTGGACGGCGGCGACGCGGCCCGGTCCCTCTCGCTCGCGGGAGTGCTCGGGGCTGTCGCGGAGCGGTTGCAGGCCGAGGGGTCGATCCCGTCGGAGGGTGCGCCGTGAACCGCTGGCAGCAGGCCCGACAGATCCGCTACCTCCTGCTCGCCGACCGTTGGCCGGACGGGGCGCAGGGGCGGGTGTTCGGCCCCAACTCGGTCGTCATCGCGTCGGGGTCGGACCCGCAGTTGCGCGACCTCCGCTTCCCGCTCGCCATGATCGTCTCGGCGGGCGAGGAAGCGGACGCGCAGACGCCCGAGTTGCTGCGGTGCCGGTGGCGTGTGATCGTCATGGCGAAGGCCGAGGGTCAGACCTCGTCGCAGGCGGCCACGATCGGCGGGCAGCGCACGGGCGGGCTCGGGACCAGCGAGGGGCGCGGCGTGCTGGAGGTGGGCGAGGAGACGGTCAAGGCGCTGTCGCTGCTCACCGGGGCGAACGGGATGCGGGCGGCGCTCGTCTCGTCGAGCGGGGCGCAGAGCGTCGAGACCGACAACGGCATGGTCGCGGGCGTCGAGTACGAATTCGACTCGTGGGCGACGGTGCGGCGGCACTACGACGAGCCGCTGTTCCTCGTCGCGACGGGCGGGGCGGGGCAGGCGACGCTGACGTGGGTGAACGCCCCGGCGCGGTGGGACCAGTACGACTCGACGGGCACGCGGTTGGCCCCGGTGATCCGGTACGCGACGGGTGCGACGGCGCCGACGACGGCGACGTCGGGCACGGGGGTGTCGGGGATCAGCGCGGGTGACACGACGGTCACGGTGACGGGGCTGGCGGCGGGCACGTACTCGTTCGCCGTCTTCCAGCCCTACACCGAGAGCGGGGCGGCGAGCGCGGAGCGGTACAGCGAGCAGGCGCTGTCCACGACCGCGACGTCCGTGTCGGTGACGTAGCCATGGCCGAGCAACTTGCGGGGACGGCGACGATCCGGCTGAAGTTGCAGTTGACGCCGCAGGACAAGGCGGTGCTCGACGGCCTCGGTGCGGGCCCCGGGCGTGCCGCGGGCGCCGGCGGCCGAGACTTCCTGACCTCTCCGTCGGGCCGCGCTCCCACCGTCCCCGGTGGTCGCGGCGGTCCCTCGCTGTTGAGCGGGATGACGCTCGGCCGCCTCGGTGCGCTCGGCGTGGGCGCGGCGTTCGCGGCCCCGTTGATCGGGGACGCGGCGAGCGTCGTCGGCGGCACGTTCGGCGGGTACGGGCGCCTCGCGTCGGAAGCCTTGGGCCTCGGCGGGCTGGCGCGCAACGCCCGGGTGCCCGAGGGCGCGACGCGGGCGACGGTCGGTCAACTCGGGATCGCGGGGGCGTATGCGTCGCCCGACCAGATCCGCGCGCTGCGCGAGGTGAACCGGCGGATGCTCCAGATGGAGGCCGACGCCGAGACGAAAATCCGCGGCGCGGTCGGGGGCGACACCGCGAAGAACATCAACGACCTCATGCGACAGGCGCTGGACATGTTCATCGCGCACTGGCCCGCCGTGGTCGCGGCGATCGTCGCCAAGGGACTCCTTGGCAAGTTGCCCGGCCCCGTCGGCAAACTCGCGAGGATCATCTAGTGCCCCCCGCCGCAACGCGCTCGCTCAAGATCACCTACGGGTCCACCGTCGTCGGCGGGACGACCACCTACCTCATCGACGGCCCGGTCAGGTTCAGCAAGTCCTACGAGCGGTTCGACCTCGCCTTCCGCGTCGTCGTGCAGGACTCGACCGCTGCGACGTTCCAGACCGCGTGCGCGGCGCTGGAAGCGGCGTTCCGCACCCCGCGGCAACTCATCAAAGTCGAGATGGAGGGGCAGACCTTCATCGACCTCAACCCGTCGAGCAACACCGGCTTCCTCGCAGAGCCGACCATCTCGGACGGCGCCGACACGCCCGCCGCCACGGGGCGCTCGCGTGTCTACGACATCACCATCGCGTGCCAACTCCCCGCCGACCTGAGCGGGCAGAGCGGGCGGGCCGACTCGACGGTCACGGTGGACTACGACGCCTCCCGACGCCTGCGCATCACGATCACGGGGCGCTACACCGCGCTGTCGTCCAACTCGGCCTCGGCGCAGTACAACGCCGCGATCGGCACCTACTCGTCGTCGATCCTGTCGTCGTGGGGCGGCGGAGGGACGTTCGACCTCATCTCGGAGGACGTGGTCCCCGACGACGCCGACAAGAACTGCTCGTTCTCCCGCGTCTACCAAGAGGTGCTGTACGCGCCGACGTCGGGCGGGCTTTCGCACGCGAGCATCCGCGGCGCCTCGATCGTCTACTCGCGCCGCCGTCCCGCGCCGGGCGACTCGCCCGACAAGCCGGTCAGGCGGCTCGAAGAGGTCACGGTGCAGTTCACCTGCTCCGTCAACAACGACGTCTCGACCTCGCTGGAGACGCTGTACAACGACTCGGTGCGCCCCTACCTGCTCTCGCAGGCGGCGTCGCTGTTCAACGCGAGCGCGACGGCGGTGGTGGACGAGACGCGCAACTTCGACAAGTCGGGCAACACCATCGCGGCGACGCTCGACCTGCGCATGGTCGTCAACGGCGCGCTCCACATCGAGTACGCGCGCACCGTCGCGGTGGACGACGAGAAGGGCGAGACGTTGCAGCCCGCGTGGGACGGCGCGTCGCGCTACGCCAAGTACCGTTTCCCCGGCATTGCCCGCCGCACGCGGACGCTCACCTCGGTCGAGCGCGTCATCGGGCTGTGGTCGGTCACGCCCGACGGGTCCGGCTTCGTCGGCGGCGGCGGCGCTCCGGTCGGGGCCGGTGCCGGTGGTGGCGGAGCGGGCAAGGGCGCAAAGGCGGCGGCGTCGTCCAAGAAGCCCTCGTCGAAGGCGGCGGCGGGGTCGTCCGGTTCAGCCGGGTCCTCGGCGGGCAGCGTCGGCGCGCAACCCCTCGGAGGCGAGGGGTGGGTGACGATGCGCACCCGTCGGGCGGCCAAGCAGGTGCTGCTCGGCATCGACGCGCAGGTCATCAACGCGACGGACTGCGAGACGATCATCGACGAGGAGTACTACGTGACCCCGTCGGGCGGCGGCGGTGCCCCGACGACCACGTCCGATCCGAGCGTCCGCGGCCCGTTCCGCGCGCCGGGCGGTGCGGTCACGACGAGTTGACCCGATGCCGACCGGCTCCCACATCAACGGCGTCACGATCACCAACGCGGCCGAAGTCGCGTGGGAGGTGGGCATCGGCGAGCAGCCCTACACCACCACCGTTGTCGTCGCCAAGCAGGAGGCCGCCCGCCTGCGCGGCACGATGGGGCGACCCGGGACGCTGGTGGTGGCGGGCGAGTCGGGCGGGTTCACCGCGACCGGCGTCTACGTCGTGGACGAGCAGCCGACCGCGGACCCGTCCATGGTGGCGTTCACCGTCGCGGACAAGCGGTGGCTGTGGACGCGCAAGCACGTCCTGCGGCGGTACAACGTGCGCCGTCGCACGGGCAACAGGCGCTTGCTGACCGAGGGTTTCCCGGTTGAGATCCCGGGCGACGTGGCCGACGTCGCCTACGAGTCCGCGACGCTCGTGGACGGGACGAGGCCGTGGACCGCGCACGAGGCCGTCATCGACGTCGTGACCGCCGTGGACGGGGACGCGCCCGACACGTCCGGATTGCCGATCCGGCAGGTGCCGCTCGAGGGCGTCGAACTCGACGACCCCGGCGACTCGGCGATCGGGCGCGTCCTCGACTACGTCCCCGGCGCCGCGGTCTACGTCAGCATCGACGGCCGCACCCGGTTCCTCGACGAGACCGCACGGCAGGGGGCCGAGAACCTGCTGCGCCGGTTCGGTGCGCCCGTCGCCGGGCCGGGGCTCGCCGCGGCGGTGAACTACGCGGGGATCCGCCCCGAGTGGGTGGACGTGCTGTTCACCATCGAGCAGGAACTGAAATTCACGTCGGTCGAGGAAGGCGGCGCCTACTCCCGCCGGCAGGACAAGTCGAAGTACCTCGAAAACGTCCTGCCGATCCCCGACCTGCAACTGTCGGTCGGCGGGCGCACGGTCACGCGCGGCACCTACATCACCTTCGACGAGGCGTTCACCGCGTGGGGCGTACCGAGTGCGGCTGCGGGTGGCGGGGTGGCGATCCCCGGAGCGACGCCGCCCGCGCTGTCGCACTCGCTCGTGCGCGAGTTGTGGGCGGGGGGCCGGCTGGAGGCGCTGTTCACGTCGCTCGGGCAGATCACGGCCGAAGCGGACTGGGCGGCGCGGGTCCGTGCGGTGCGCCAGCACTACCGGCAGACGTACCGGATCAGCCCGTACTGGATGGCGCGGATCCGGTCGCTGTCGGCCGAGCGGGTGGCGGTCATCGACCCGGAGAACGGCGTGCGGGCCCCGGCGTTCGTCACGGCCGACTACGCCTACGCGCCGAGCGTGCGAGGGCGGTGGATCGACCGCAACCGGCAGGGCATCGTCATCAACGTCCGCGCGTTCAGCGAGAACCTTGCGACGGCCAAGCAGGCGCCCGCCGACGTGTCGATCGTGGACGAGCAACTGGGCATCGTCCACCTGTCCTACAGCACCGACGCGCTCGGGCTGTGGGAGCAGGTCTACCCGTGCCGGTTCGCGGAGCCGATCCCCGCGATGGACTTCGGCAAGGGCGCGGCGGGCCCGGTCACGACCGACGGCGCGGTGTACGAGGGTGCCGCCCCGGCGATCCTGTCCGCGTCGCACCGCGTCGCCATCGTCATCACGGCCGTCCCGAGCGCGCCGAACAGCAACGACCAGTTGTTCCGGGTGCGGGTCACGCCGAAGGAGGCCGAGAAGATCGGGCCGCCCGTCGGGGCGTGTTCGGGCCCGGGGTGGACGGTCCGCGTCGGGGCGGGCGTGGCGACGGCGCGGTTCGCGTGGGCCGACGCACAGGATGCGCTCATCGACAAGATGTTCGGCGCGGGGCGTGGCCCGTCCGAGCAGGGCGCGCCGACCTACGCAGCGGGCGACGCGATGGCCGCCGCCGGGCTGCTCGTGGACCAGCGCGAGACGACCGCGGTCGCGCGGGCCGTGGCCGCGTCGCTCTACAGCCAGATGCCCGACCGCGTCGTCGGGCAGGTCGCCGGGCCCCTCGACGCGGGCATTTCGCCGGTCGGCAATGCGACGTCCGTGGTCCACTCGCTCGCCGCCGACGGGGCGCTCAACAGCCTCATTCGCTTCGACCGACGCACGGGCCGCCTCGACATGACCGCCCTCCTCGACAACGCGACCCGCCGCCTCCTGTTCCGGCAGGTGCAGCCGTGACCCGCCTGAACGACCAGTTCGGCGGGGGCATCGACCCGTTGCAGGACCACTCCCCGCCCGGCCGGCAGGTCATCGAGACCCGGCTGGTGCGGTACGCCGCGCGGGTGAAGGAGGTGGACCGCTACACCCGCCCCGTCATCGAGCGGGACAGCATCGGCGACGTCGTGTGCGCGGTGCGGTGGGAGCCGTCGTCGCGGCCGATCAGCGCATGGGCGCACGCCTTCCCGGTCCTCGGCGCGTCGCAGGTGCGCGCGTCGGGGCAGGCCGCGTCGCAGCAGGACGGCGGGGTGCTGGCGGCGGCGGCCCGCGGCGACGGCCCCGGGGCGAAGGGCGCGGGCAAGGGCTCGAAACTCAAAGCCACGGCCGACGTGATCGTGCTGGACCGGTCCAAGACGTTCGGCGGCGAGGCCGGGGGCGGGTACCTGTTCGGCGGGTCCAAGGTCGGAAAGTTGGGCGCGACGGCGAGCCGCATCTACATCAACCCGCGCAGCACGTTCGCGCTCGGGTGGACGTACCCCGCGGCGCGCGTCTGGAACGCGGCACGCCGCCAGTGGGAGAACGCGGCGGGAGGCGGGGGCGCGGCGGGTGCCGCCGGGGCTGGCGGCGCGTTCGGCGCACCGGGCGGCGCCGGCATCACGGGCGTGTCGCGCATGGCGGCGGTCACGGGCGGTGACATGCCGCCGGCGACCGACGTGGAGACGCTGCCGATCCGCGACACCGCGACGCGGCCGGACACGGACTTCCGACCGTCCACGCTGCCGCTGCCGATGGGCTACCCGTCGCTGCCGGGTGGGACGGTCGGCGTCGTCGTGGGCGGCACCGACACCAAGTCGCAGCAACCGGTCTACCTCCACGCCGACCCGCGCCTCGTCGCGGTCAACGAGGGGCCCGACCCCGGCGCGGCGTCGATCGTCTTCGACACGAACGCGCAGGGAGCCTACGACCTGTCGCGGTGGGCGCGGCTCCACTCGGCGTGGCGCGTGTCGCCCCCCTTCGTCGGCAAACTGCCGTGGGGGCAGCAGGGCGGCGGGACGCTCGCGTGGCAACTGCTCCGCGGCGAGCGCGACGGCGTGGCGGGGCACGGCGCCATCGTCGACCTCGGCTCGCTCGCGGCGGCCCCGGCGGTCACGACCGACGCGGGCGGGGTCGTCACGCCCGGGACGGGTGGCCCCGCGACGAAGTCGAAGCCGCCGCCGCTCTCCACCATCGCGGCGTCGGTCGGCAGCGGGATGTCGCTGTTCGGTGCAATCTCGGCGGCGGCGAACCGGGCCTTGATGGCGGCGTCGTGGGAGCGTGTCGCGGCGCTGGTCAAGGGTGGCGCGTCGCCGACCGGCAAGACGTCCGAGGAGCGCGCGGCGGCGCAGCGGGACGAGCCGCGCATCGCCTACGCCATCACGACCGCGCGGCAGGGCGGGCCGCTCGAGGTCGGCCACGCCAGCAAGGACCGCCACGCCATCGGCAAGGCGGGCGACCACAACGTCAACATCGGCCACATCGCGGCGGCGGGTGCGTTCTACGCCGACCCGACCCGCGACGGACCGCTCGCGTTCGAGAAGGCGCTCTACCCGCAGGTGTCCAACTTCCCGCTCAAGGCGCGGGTGCACTTGCAGTACGCGGGCGGGTGGTCGCCCGAGGTGCGCCCCGACGGGATCCTCCGTCTCCCCGGCGCGTGGGCGTGGTGGGCGGAGGTGCCGCACGAGACCGAGGGGGGCAAGCCTCCGCCGCCCCCGGCGCCCCCGACCACGCCGCCGACCGTCGTGCCCCCGCCGTCGCGGCCGCCGGTCAAGACGCCCGACGACCCGCTGCCGCGAGACCCGCAGGGGCGCCCCATCCGCGTCCCGATCAAGCCGCCGCTCAAGGGCGCGCGGTTCGGCCCGTACGAACCGGTCCCGGTCGTCGGCAACGTGGGCGGGACGTGGGCTGGCGGTGTCGGGGCGCCGACGGGCTCCATGGTCCGCCGCCACCCCGACCTGCGCACTCCGGGACCGTTCCGACCGGACCAACCCGAGCCGAGGCCGCCGACGACGTGGAACCACACCGCGCACGTACGCCAGCGCGTGACGCTCGCGGGGCCGACGGATCAGGTCACGGGGTACCACACCGCGGCGGCGCACACCGCGCTGCTGTTCCGCCCGCAGGAGTTGGACGCGGGGTCGGTCGACCTCCGCACGACTGCCGACGCGCCCGCGGACCAGATCCAAGCCATCGTGTCCGAGCGCCCCATGGTTGCCCGCCTCGAAGCATGGGGCGGGCGCACGGGCGGGGTGTGGCGTCGGACGCAGGCGCTGCACGCCTCGCGGTTCATGGGCGGGACGGGCGCGGGCGGGTTGCTCCTGCTGCCGCCCGAACTCGACATGAAGGACGTCGACGTGGGCAGCACCCCGCTGTCCTCGTCGGCGTCGTACCTCGCGGCGTACCCCGGGACGTGGTTCGGCGCCGGAACGCCGGTGCTGTCGAGCGGCGCGCTCAAGACCGGCGCGCGATGGGGGTTCGACGGCACCTCGTTCGTGTTGCAGGGCCTGTCGTCGAGCGCGGTGGCGACGACGGGCGTGCGCGTCAAGACCGACGGCACCCCGGGGCTGCGCGAGTCGGGCGGCACGATCCTCGACTTGGCCGGGATCACCGACGGGCAGTACCTCAAGCGGTCGGGCTCGACGATCACGAGCGGGACCCCTAGCGCGTCGATCGCGGACGGCGACTACGGAGACGTGGCGGTGTCTGGCGGCGGGACCGTCATGGACGTGGAGTCGGTCGATGGCGTCACGCCCGGGACGACGGGCCTCGCGCTGCTTGACGACGCTACGGCGTCCGACGCGCGGACGACGCTCGGGCTCGGCGACTCGGCCACGAAGAACGTGGGGACCTCGGCGGGGACCGTCGCGGCGGGCGACGACTCGCGGCTCCCCTCGTCGGGCGAGAAGTCGGCGCTGGCGGGCACGAGCGGCACGCCGGGCTCCGGCAACAAGTACGTCACCGACGCGGACTCTCGCAACACGAATCAGCGCGACCCGAACGTGAGCGGGATGACGCAGGAGACGACGGTCGATCGCGCGGCCGACGTCGCCCCGATGTACGACAACAGCGCGACGGCGAACCGAAAGGTGCCGGTGCGCGACCTCGCGGTGGGCGTGCTCGACCGCGTACTGTCCGCGACGACGATCAACACCGACAACACCGAGCGGACGTTGTATTCGTTCTCTGTGCCCGGCGGAACGTTGTCGAGCAAGTACACGCTGCGCCTCGTGCTGACCGGGACGATCCTCAACAACACCGGGTCGTCCGACTCGACGACGTTCAAGATCAAGTACGGGGCGACGACGCTCTACGCAGCGTCGCACTCCCTCGGCGCGAGCGCGAACCGCCGATCGTGGCGCATCGAGGTCGAACTGACTGGATTCAACGCGACGAACGTGCAGGAACTCGCCGGGATGTTCGCGATCGGCACGATGACGGTCGCCACGACGGGCACCGGGGGGCTCGCGGCCACGGCGGCGACCGTCGTCCCGATCACGGGAGCGGCTGGAGCCGAGGACTCGACGGCGGACAAGACGCTGGCCGTGACGAGTCAATTCACGGCGTCGTCCGCGAACCTCGAAATCGTGGTCCGGCGGGCCATCCTCGAACTGGTCTGACGCGCAAGCAGCCCCGGGGGGCCTCGCTCCCGCCGCTTTTCGCCCGTCCTGTCGCCCCCTCCATGCGCAGAATCGTGCGCATGGCCGACGACACGCCCGATAGCAAGATCGTGGACCCCGCCGCCGCCAAGGCCGCCATCGAGGCGGACCGCGTCGCGCGTGGGAAGGCCGCCGCCGAGGCGGTCCAGAAGGCGCTGACGGACTACCGCTGCACCTTCGTCGTGACCCTGCGCGCCGAGTGGGACATCCAGACCGGCACGACGCGGCACATCCCCGTCGTCGGGATCGAGCCGATCGAATGAGGGGGACCGCCGACCACAAGGCCGTCGATCCCGCCCCGGTGGGGGAGCACACGTCGCTATCGCGTCGTCGCCACCACACCAGCGAACCCGCCGGGGCTCTACGTTTCCGCCTCCCGCGCCATCGGCGGCCGGTGGACGAGTTGCGGTGCGACCCGCTCCAAGTCGAGCGCGGAACCAAACTCGTCGAGGCGAGCGCACGTGAAGAGGGGCGGTCGCACGCCCGTGCGGGGCGCATGAGGATCAAGACGATCCCGAAGCCGTTCGTGATGGCCTACGTCGACGGCTACCTCGACGAGTGGATGAAGCGCAACCCTGTGGAGTCCGACGATGCGTAGTCTCAAGATCCTCGCGGTGTGCGCCGCGGCAATCGCGCTGCCCGCGTGTTCGGGGCGTGTCGCCGCGAAGCCCGGCGTCGGCATCGGCGTCGAGCACCGGGCCGACGGGGGCCGACTCGGGCTTGACTTGGGCGAGTACGGGGTGGACGGCGCAGCCGTCGAACCCATCACCGGGAACTGCCCCGGGGGTGTCTGCTCCATCCCGTCGGCGCCGTCGCTCCCGACGCTGAAGGTGGAGCCGCGCGTCCCGGCGGGGTTCCTGTGGGCGGCGGGCCTGTTCGGCGTGTCGGTCCTCGGTCTGCTCGCGTTCGTTGTCGTCCGCAAGGTGGCGAAGTGATGCGCCGTTTCCTCACTATCGCGGGCCTCCTGCTCTGCCTCGGCGCGGTCGCGTGCGACCCGAACGACCCCAAGGTGGACGCGGCGAACAAGGCCGTGGACGCCACCAGCGAAATGCCCGGCTGGTTCGGCCTCATCGGGTCACTCGGCGGAATCGCCCTGTCCGCCTTCGGCCTGCGTCGCGCCGGGGTGGGCGCGAAGTACGCTGAGGGTGGGTGGAGCAAGGAAGAGGTTGAGGAACTGGTCGTCGCCCTCCGCGGCCACGGCTACAAGGTCGAGAAGGCGTAATCGTGGCGGGACTCAGCGCACTACCGAACTGGGTGAAAGGCTGGGGCACGTTCGGCCTCGGTGTCGCCGGTGGTGTGTTCGTCGCCGCGACGTACCTGTCGGAGGTGAGGACCGAGGCGTACCGCGCCGGCAAGGCGAGCGACGCGCTCGAGCCCCGCGTGCAGCGTCTCGAAGTCGAGGCAGCCGCGGCGCGGGAGGCCGCGCAGGCGCTCAAGGAAAAGGTCGCCGACATCGGCGCCGACGTGAAGGAACTGTTGCGGAGGGTGAAGTGACGCGCCCTCGGCCTGTACTGCTCGCGCTCGGCTTTCTGTTCGGCCTCGCCGCTGGGTTGGCGACCTGCTCCCGCAGTTGCTGTGACCGGTCGCCGCTTGCGTCATTCGTCGCGCGGGCCCGTGCCGCGCTGGGGCTACCCGCATGATCCCCGCTCCCGGTACCTACCGAATCTCCACGGACGGCGCCCCGTCGTCTGACGTCGTGGTGAGCCCCGACGGGCAGACGCTGACGACGACGTTCGACGTGTTCGACTACCAGCCCGCGCTCGGGGTCTACAAGGCGCGGCGGTTGTCGTGCGCGATCGAGTGCAACGGCAACGGCACGGGGCTGTCCTTCGTGGGGCAGTACCCGGGGTTCCCGACGGACATTACCTGCGTGAGGCTGCCGTGATCCCGCGCGAGCCCGAAGTGCCCGCGTGGGTCAACGCGGTCCTGTGGGCCCTCGTCGTGGCCGCCGTCGTCGTCCTCGCGTTGACGACGGGATGCTGCACCTCGCGGGTGGCGCCGGACCCCGCGGCGGCCGGCGCCTCCCCGTCGTGGGCTGACTACGTCATGTCACACCCGTACCGGCGCGCGCTCGACCCCGCGGTCGCGCACCCGGACTGGCGCGGGCCCCACAGCACGTGCGGCGCGGGGAAGTGCGAGTAGTGGCTACTTCGACATCTAGGAGCAACATGGACATCCTCGACATCGAGAAGATCGCTCGCGTCTGCCACGAGGCGAACCGCGCGTGGTGCGTCACGCTCGGTGACCGCTCGCAGCCCGCGTGGGACGACGCGCCCGAGTGGATGGTGAAGTCCGCCATCGATGGCGTGCGCGCCGCGCTCTCCAACAAGGCGGGCGCCGCCGGGCTGCACAACGCTTGGTGCGAGGCGAAGCGCCGCGACGGTTGGGTGTTCGGCCCGGTCAAGGACGCGGTCGCCAAGACGCACCCGTGCCTCGTCCCGTACGACGACCTTCCCGCCGAGCAGCGGGCCAAGGACGCGCTGTTCGAGGCAGTCGTCGGGGCGCTGCGGTGGTCGTTCGCGGACGACCCCCTGAAGTGCGAGTAGTGGCCCCGTCCTCCCTGCTACCGGGACTCCGCCGCGCGGCGGAGATCGTGGCCGACCTCCGCGAGAGGGTCGACCGCAACAAGCCGATGTCGTCCTACGAGACGCTGAACTACGCCATCGCGCTCGGCAAGATCGAGGATCAGATCCGCGCGCTCGAATCCACCGCCCCGACCGCCGACGAGGCGCCCGAGGCTGTGCTGGACGGAGGCGACGACGATGGCGAAAGAACGCTCGGCCGACGCCGATTTGGCGGCGCTCGGGACACGTAGGTCGAAGTTCTGCGAGACCTGCCGCTGGATGCGGCGCTCCCCCAAGGGCGCCGAGTACCTGCGTCGGCTCATCGAACTGCACGACGCGGGCGACCGGCGGGCGACGTTCGCCGCCATCGTTCGGCTCGCCGCCGACGCCCACGACTTCCCACTCGGAGTCGGGGCGCTGAAGATGCACTACCACCGGCAGCGGGACGGGGGTTGCGATGCGTAAGGACCCCGACCCGGATGCCGACCTCGCGCGGTTGACCTGCTACCTCTCGCCCGAGCAGATCCGCGACGAGATCCGGCGGGAGGCGGCGGCCGTCTCGCGCAAGTGCCGACGGTTCAAGCCGACCGGCAAACCTCACCGCCTCGGCGTCGTGCTGTCCGACGTCCACGTCCCGAAGCACGACCCGGCGTCGTGGGCGGTGGCGCTCAAGGCGGTCCGCGACCTCCGCCCCGACCACGTTTGGATCCTCGGTGACTTCCTCGACCTCGCGTCGGTGAACCGCCACGAGAAGGCGCCGGGCGACGACTACACGCTGCGGCAGGAGTTGTGGTGTGGCAACCGGGCGCTCGACGAGGTGGCCGACGCCATCGGCCCGCGCCCGTGCGACCTCCTGTTCGTGGACGGGAACCACGAGGACCGGATGCGGCGCTACGTCGCGTCGGGCCGCTGCCCGCCCGAGTTGCGCGACGCGCTCGAAGAGGTGCCCGAGGCGCTGTGCCTCAAGCAGCGCGGGTGGCGCTACGTCGGGCCCGACGAGCAGCCGATCTACGACGGCTCGCTCGCGGTGTTTCACGGGCACTGGTACGGGAAGCACCACGCGGCCAAGCACCTCGACGAGATGGGCGGCAGCGTCATCTACGGCCACACGCACCGGCCGCAGCAGATGACGCGGCAGACGGTGCGGGGCCCGATCATCGGCACCGGGGCGCCGTGCTTGCGGCGACTGTCGGCGGAGTGGCAGCACCAGCGGAACCGCGAGTTCACGGGCTGGCTCAACGGGTTCGTCGTCCTCGAGTGGATCGACGGGTACTGCCACCCTCGCAACGTGTTCGTGGTGAACGGGTGCGCGTCGTACGGGGGCAGGGTGTGGAGGGCGGCGCAGTGACCCGCTACCTCGTCGTCGGCCCGCAGGGCAGCGGCAAGAGCACGTTCGGCGCGCTGCTGGCCGATGCGCTCGACGCCGACTGCGCCGACACCTCCGCGTGGCCGCGCTCGGTCCTGCGCGACCTGCTCGGGCGCGACC